ATATTTTGCATTTACACGTAAAGCAGCTGGTGAGGCAAGAGATAGATTTTTAAAAGTTAAAACAGAACTTACAAAAAAAGATATAAAATATTTTCAAACATTACACTCTTTAGCTTTCAATACATTGGGTCTTAAAGAAGAAAACGTTATGCAAGATTTAAATTATAAAGTTATTGGAGAAACTTGCGGTATACAAATTAAATATGCATCATATGAAACTAATAATTGGAATGGTATTTTTTCATCTGACAGTGAATACTTAGGTCTGATAAATTTAGCTAGAGTAAAACAAATATCTGCAATGGATCAATTAGATCTTAATGAACATCTATCAAAAGTAGAACGTGATAAATTAGATGCTATAGAAAAAGAAATTAAAAGTTACAAAGATGTGTATGGTTTAATTGATTTTACTGACATGATACAAAAATTTTTAGATAAGAATGTTACACCAAATTTTGATGTTATATTTGTAGATGAAGCACAAGACTTATCATTAATTCAATGGTCTATGATAAATAAAATAGAACAAGATACAAACTGTGATGTTTGGGTAGCTGGTGATGATGATCAGGCAATATTTGGTTGGGCTGGTGCTGATGTAGATTCTTTTATAAATTATAAAGCAGAGGAAATACCATTAAAACAATCAGAAAGAGTGCCGAATACTATACAACAAATTGCATTAAATGTCATTAATAGAATAGAAGAAAATAGAATTGACAAAGAGTATTTTCCAAAGTCTGAAACGGGAGAAATTTTTGAAAGATATAAATTGTCAGACATAGATATGTCCAAAGGTGATTGGTTAATTTTAACTAGAACAAAATCATTATTAAAATCTGTGCCAACATATTTAAAAAAGAAAGGTTTATTTTTTTGAATCTGCACAGGGAAATAGTATTGGTAAAAGTCTTTACGAAGATATACAGTATTGGTTAAAATTACAGAAAAAAATAGAACTTCCTGAAATACAACTGCAAAGAATTAAAGAAAGAATAAAAGGTAATATGAATCTATCATTACATTGGTATGATGCATTTAACAAATTAACAGATAGTCAAATAACATACATGAGATTATTATTGTTAAATAATGAAGATCCAACAAAAGACGCAAGAATAAAAATATCAACAATACATGGAGCTAAAGGTGGCGAAGCAACAAATGTTGTTTTGTTTTTAAATGAAACAGCAAACACAATCAAAGGAGTGAAAAAATCCAAAGCTAAACAAGATGAAGAATATCGTGTTTGGTACGTGGGTATAACAAGAACTATGAAAAATTTATATTTAATAAAATCTCAAAACAAATCTAAGGAGTTTAAAATATGAGCGACGTATGGAACAAACAACACGGAGGATCTCACTATCAAAATTTTAAAATTCAACCAAGTAAATTTGTCGTGGAGAATGAGTTGCTCTTTCCAGAAGGATGTGCTATAAAATACATCTGTCGTCATCGACTAAAAGGAAAGAAGGAAGATATTTTAAAAGCAATACATTTTTTAGAAATGATACTTGAAAGAGATTACAAATGATATTTAAAGCACAAACAGAGTGGGTAAAACCTACAGAATTTCCAGATTTAAGACAAGCAGATACTATAGCAATTGATTTAGAAACTTATGATCCAAAGTTAAAAACTTTAGGGACAGGTTCTGTTATAGGTAGAGGTAAAGTTGTAGGTGTAGCAGTAGCTGTAGATGGTTATTCCGGATACTTTCCATTTGATCACGAAGGTGGAGGCAACTTAGAAAAAAATAAAGTATTACAATGGTTTAAAGACGTGTGTGAATCTCAAGCAGATAAAATTTTTCACAACGCAATGTACGATGTGTGTTGGATTCGTTCATTGGGTATAAAAATAAATGGTAATATTTATGATACAATGATTGCAGCATCACTCGTAAATGAAAATAGATTTAGATATGATCTTGGATCATTAGGATGGGATTATTGTGGTCAAGGTAAAAATGAAACTGAATTAGTTAATGCTGCAAAAGAATGGGGTGTAGATCCAAAAGCTGATATGTGGAAGTTACCTGCAATGTATGTTGGTAATTATGCAGAACGTGATGCAGAGCTAACACTAGCTTTGTGGAGAGTCATGCAAAAAGAATTAAGTGACCAGGATCTAGGAGCTATTTTTGATTTAGAGACTGAACTTTTTCCTTGCCTCGTTGATATGCGATTTTTAGGAGTTCGAGTAGATGTTGAAGCCGCTCAAAAACTAAAACAAAAATTAGCTGCAGAAGAAGAAGAATTACTACAAAAAATAAAAAAAGAAACACAAGTAGACGTTCAAATATGGGCAGCACGCAGTATCGAGAAAGTTTTTCAAAACCTTCACCTACCTTATGAGCGAACCGAAAAAACAAATTCTCCATCGTTTACCAAAAACTTTCTTTCAACACATGAACATCCTTTAGTTAAATGTATAGCAAAAGCTAGAGAGATAAACAAGGCACATACTACATTCATTGACACCATATTAAAACATGAACATAATGGTCGTATACATGCTGATATAAATCAAATTAGATCAGATAGTGGTGGCACAATAACTGGAAGATTTAGTTATGCTAATCCAAATTTACAACAAATTCCTGCACGCAACAAAGATTTAGGTCCATTGATTCGATCCCTCTTTATACCTGAGTCTGGTTGCGAGTGGGGATGCTTTGACTACAGTCAACAAGAGCCAAGACTTGTAGTTCACTATGCATCCCTAGACCAAGACACAAGTGTCTTTGGTGTTAAAGATTCTTATTTAGATAATGATGCTGACTTTCACACAATCGTTGCAAAGATGGCTGACATACCAAGAACTCAAGCTAAGACAATTAATCTTGGTTTGTTTTATGGTATGGGTAAAGCAAAACTACAAGCAGAGTTAGGAGTGTCAAAAGAAAAAGCAAACGACCTATTTACAATCTATCATGAGAGGGTTCCTTTTGTAAAAAGTTTGATGAACTCTGTATCCAATAGAGCACAGCAAAGAGGACAAATCCGTACATTGTTAGGACGATTGTGCAGGTTTCACCTATGGGAACCTAATCAATTTGGTATACATAAAGCTTTACCATTTGACCAAGCTCGCCAGGAATATGGACCAGGTATCAAGCGTGCTTATACTTACAAAGCGTTGAATAAATTAATACAAGGTTCAGCCGCAGACATGACAAAAAAGTCAATGTTAGAATTATATAAAGAAGGTATAGTAGCACATATCCAAGTACATGATGAGTTGGATATTTCTGTAGAAGATGATACAAAAGCAAAACGTATTATTGAAATTATGGAATCCGCAGTTGAACTAGAAATACCAAATAAAGTTGACTATGAATCTGGTAAAAATTGGGGAGATATAAAATGAGGTTTTATTATGGCTTACTTAAATGCAAACATACCAGTAGAATATGCACAAATAAGAAAGGAGTATTTGTATGATCTTAAAAAACATCACGGAGAAGTGTGTGACTGTATTATCTTTGGTCTTAGCGCTATTACAGGTCGCGCAATATTATTTCATGCTATTATGGAAAACGGTGCTGTCTTTTACCGTCTACCAATTACGGCTTTTATTCAACGTGGTTATGAACCGGAAGCTGTTCCACGTCGAAGACTTGATGAACTTCAACTTTGGAATTGTTTTTCTTATTATCCTTCTGTTCATTGTTGGGATATTTTAGATGCACAGTCGGGTAAATATATAGGTAAAGATAAAAAATGGCATCACGGGAAATATTTATTTACCGTTGACTTTGCTCATCCAGAGAGTAATATACTAGATACTGATCATTCTGAGATCCCGCACGAACACAAGTGCGCTCACATACTTGCCTTAGAAGATGGCAACTATGCAGCACAACCTAACAATAGAATTATTTGGAACATACCATCCTTTACGGTAAAAGATGAAGTTCCTGATTGGAAGGTACAAACAAATGAATGGAACGTAGAAGATAGTAGACAGTGGAGAACTGAAGACACTGACAAATTCTTTTATGAAATTGAGGAGAAAAAACATGATTGAAAATATTTGGAAGAAAATGCAATTACCAGATCAAAAGACTATATTTATATATAGATGTGTAATTGTTGCTTCAATTATTATTTTATTTTTAAAATGACGGTAGGTTTTTGTAACGAATGTAATCACCCCTGTCATTGTGGTGAAGAAAAAGACTTACATGCAGAAGAATATGGAGTGTGTACTTGTGAAGGCTGTGAATGTAAAGATTCAAAAATTATTAAAGAGAAAAAAAATGAAATATAGACCCATGGAAAATAATTATTATTTTACGGGTATATTAATTGTTTTAATTACTCTGTTGGCGTTATTTGGTGGACCAGCTCATTCAGGTTCTACACAAACAAATACATCTGGCTCTAACACAGCGATAGAAGGTGGGTACACCTCCACTGCAACTACAACGTATCAGTCTGGATCTAGTTCAAATAGCACTACGTCAAACACAACTAACTCAAATACTAGATCAGCTCCTCCATCAGCGTCATCTCCATCATACAATAGTATGACTCAAGATGTTTGTGCTGTAGGTGGATCATTAGGTATACAAACATTTGGTCTTGGTGTTAGTGGTGGTAAACATTTTATAGAT